GGCATAGTATGATTGCAGCTGACTTTAATGCTCAAGAGCTTAGATTGTTTGCATATTTTGAAGACGGTAAACTTAAAGATCAATACTTAAAAGACCCTAAAGCAGACCTTCACACATTTAGTAAGAACATGATGAGTGAAAAAGTAGGTAGAGACATTCCAAGAGACTATGTGAAAACGTTATCATTTGGTATTCTGTATGGCGCAGGCCCTAAAAAGCTGAGTGAGATGTTAAAGATACCGTATGACGAAGCTCGTGAACTTGTTGATCTTTATAAATCAGAAGTTGCTACAGGTTTACCTAAGATTAATGATGATTTAATGACTAGATATAGAGCAAAGATACCATTTAAGACAATAGGTGGTAGACTCATTAAAGGTGAACCACCTAAGATGATTCATGGTAAGTTCATGGAGTTTGGCTTTAAGTCTTTAAATACACTTATCCAAGGTAGTGGTGCTGATATGACAAAGCAAGCAATGATTAATTTTGCTAAAATAGCAGACAGATCTAGATTGTTATTGTCTTTACATGATGAGATTGTTATTTCATGTGAAAAAGGGTATGAAGAACGTGAAGCAAAGAAATTAGAAGATTGTATGATGTATGCATTTAAACTTGATGTGCCATTTATTGCAGAGGCAGTAATTGGAAATAACTTTAGCGAGGTGAAATAATGAGTAGAAAACAAGTAACAAAACAAGAACAAGACTTATTCTTAGGTCATCATGATATACCACCTGATCAAGTCAATAGTGCAATTGAAAAGATTAAAGAAGGTGCAGATGCGCCTATGACAGAGCAGATCTATGGTGAGACTAAATCTTATATGGGTGATGCTAAGCAAGCATTGTTTGTAAAAGACGGTGAGATACGACCTGATGATGATCCTTTAATTGAGTTCATAGAACTATATCAACCTGGTGTTATGGTGGATAGACAGAAGTTTTATAGACGGTTACTTGATGTCTTGGAGGGATGGAAATGACTAAAATGAGCCAATTACAAAGACAATTATTAAGTGGTGGAGGTGGAGTAACTCTCTTTACACAACAAGAATTTGATGAAGCTTTAGCACTTGCCAAAGCTGAGATCATGGCAGTTGCTATACAAACCACTAAGCAAGCTATTTTAATTGAACGAGAAGAATGCGCAAAGATTGTTGAAGAATGGTCAGATGGTGTCACTGACCCTGAAAGTAAAGCAAAAGAAGTAGCAGAACTTATTCGCAACCGTATACCAAGTCAGAGGAATTAGATGATCTATTCATATTCCACTGTTAAGATGTACGAGCAATGCCCTCGTAAATTCAAGTTTAGCAAAATAGATAAACTACCTGATTCATCAGGAGATGCTGCCAATAGAGGTAAACTCATTCATGCAGAGATTGAAGCACTATTGAATGGTGGTCTTCCTGTTTTTTCTGATGAAGTGATTTATTTAGAAGATAAACTTTCAAGATGGGTACAGCTTAAAGCAGCATCTGAAATGTCCATTGCAGTTGATGAAAACTTTAATGCAGTTCTTTATTCTGACCCTAAAGCAAAGTTTCGTGGTGTGATTGATTTGTATTATGAACAAGGTCCTGAAGCTACTATTGTTGACTTTAAAACAGGTAAACATCGTGATTATTCAGACCAAGTCACTGTATATGCAGCAATGATCATGTCATGTAAACCGCATATCGAGTATGTGAAAACAGCAATTGAGTTTATTGACCTTGCAAAAACTGATGAGTATAAACTTATTACTCGATCTGATCTTCCTGTGCTTCAATTACAAATTAAAAATAGATTAAAAGCTCTTGAAAAAGATAAAATTTATGCGCCTAATCCATCTTACTTATGTAATTACTGCCATTATAGAAAATCAAATGGTGGACCGTGTAAATGGTAGAAAAAGTATTAGAACGTGATCTTGAAAGACATTTTAGTAAAGAATGTAAACGATTAAAAATCACAAGTCTTAAACTTCATCTTCGATACAGCACAGGTTATCCTGATCGATTAGTGATACTTCCATTTAATAAAGTGTTATGGATAGAGTTAAAGACGCTTACAGGTAAATTATCAGCAAGACAAGAACAAATCCATTTTCAATTACGATTACATCATCATTGTGTACTTGTACTAAGAACAAAAGAGGAGATTACGAATGCTTTGGAAACCGCATCAATATCAGCATAACGCAGTACAATTCATGCTTGAAAATGGTTCAGGTCAGTTATGGTTAGAGCCTGGATTAGGAAAAACTAGTATCACATTAGAAGCAATTCGTCAACTTAAAGACTCAGGTGCAGTTAAAAAAGTATTGATTGTAGCGCCATTAAGACCATGTTATGCAGTATGGCCTGATGAAGTAAAGAAATGGGATAATTTTCATGAATTAACAGTGAGTGTTCTTCATGGTTTTCATAAAGACAAAACACTACATGATAAATCATTAATCCATGTGATTAACTTTGAAGGCTTACAATGGTTATCAGCAACCTTGAGAAGGTTGAACATTAAAATGCCATATGATATGTTGGTGGTTGATGAAATAAGTTATTTAAAAAACACCAGGACCCAAAGATTCAAGTCTTTAAATCCTTTACTTGATCAGTTTAAAAGACGTTTTGGGTTAACAGGGTCACCTGCGCCGAATGGATTAATGGATATATTTGGTCCACAATTAGTGATTGATAGAGGTGCCACATTTGGTAAGTACATCACTCACTTTAGAGCAAATTATTTCTATCCTACAGGCTATGGTGGATACACATGGGCACTACAATCAGATGCAGAAGAAAAAATCTATGAAGCGCTTGCAGGTAAAGTTCTTCGTATGGCTGCAAAAGACTATTTAGATCTTCCTGAGCTAATTACAAATAAAGTATATGTAGACCTTCCAACTGATGCAAGAAAAATGTATAAAGAGCTTGAAGACAAGTTATTAACTGATATAGAAACAGGACAGGTAACAGCAGCAACGGCTGCAGTAGCGGTTGGTAAATGTCAACAAATTGCAAATGGGGCAGTATACTTAGATGGCGAAGAAAGAATTGTACAAGAAGTGCATGAAGCAAAACTTGATGCAGTAAAAGATATTGTAGAAGAACTATCAGGTCAACCTTGCTTAATTGGCTATTACTTTAGACATGATTTAGAACGATTACAAAAAGCATTTCCTAATGCACCTGTGATTGGATCAGGCGTTTCAGGCGATAAGCTTACTAAGATTATTAATATTTGGAATGCAGGAAAAACGCCTGTACTTCTTGCACACCCACAATCTGCCGGACATGGTCTTAATTTACAAGGTGCAGGACATGCTGTGATCTGGTTTAGTAATACATGGTCTCTTGAAATCTATGAGCAATTTGTAAGACGTTTATGGCGCCAAGGACAACGTAATAACATTATTGTGCACCAGATCATTGCTCGTAAAACAGTTGATGAAGCCATTGTAAAAGCAATCGAGTCTAAAGACAAGACACAGCAAAGTCTGATGAATGCAATAAAAGATTATGCAGCTGTTTCACATGATGAAAGTAAAGTGGTTACTTTTATTAAAAAATGTGGTACTATGTTTAGGCAGTAAACACTTAACTAAGGAGAATAAATGACTAAGAATCCATATATTTATATAGCAGGTCCGTTCTTTAATGACTGGGAATTAGGTGTCATTGAACGAATTAAGATGATTATTGAAACATATAACTTTAAATACTTTAGTCCTAAAGACGAACTGATGTATAAGCCAGGCGTAACAACCCCTGAAGACATACTTAGAGCAAATGTTAATGGTCTAATGAAATCAGACTTGTTGATTATAGTTACTGACGGTAAGGATCCAGGCACAATGTTCGAAGCCGGCTGGGCATATGCTAAAGGTGTTCCTATGATCTATATGTGGCTTACAGGAACAAAGGAACAGAAGTTCAATGTAATGTTAGCAGCCACTGGTTCTGTGGTTAGATCATTTAATCAGTTATTTGAAGCACTTGATGACATTAGAGATACAGGCGAATTTCATCGTAAAATTTGGGGAGAAGGAGGAATGATGTATGAATAAAGAGGATCATGATTTCTTTATGCGTAGTTATTCATTAGAACATACTAAGCGTTACTCAATGAAACCTGTGATTCACCCAGAATCGGTAGCTACTCATAGTTATTTCGTAGCACTTGGTGTGTTAATGATGTCTAAAGACTATGATTTTGATGTTGATCTTGCAATGAAAATTGCTATATGCCATGATCTTGCAGAGATGGAAATTAGTGATGTTAATCACTTAGTTAAAAAGAATTTTCCACATGTTGCAGATGCTTTATTTTTAGCAGAAAAGCAAATAGTCAATAATTTTCCTGAACAGGTAAGTGAATATTGTCACTTATATCATGATGATACTCCAGAAGCACTTGTAGTACATTATTGCGATGCATTTCAATGCTACCAATATGCAATGAATGAGATTAATATGGGAAATGGCGGTTACATGGTTGATGTTAGAGATAATAGCTTAATACGTATGGCAAAATTAGCAACTAAACTAGAGGCGTATAAAGTATGACAACAACTGATGATGTAATTACTGAACGTGGTAATGTCTATGGTGATTTTCATGAAGGCATTATGTTGGAAACGATTATCATTGAGTCAATTAAATTTAGACACCAAGAACATCATGGTAAACAAATGCCACCTGAGTTTGTGATGTACATGACTAAAATTGCTATGAAATTATCAAGATTAGCAATTACACCGAACCATATAGATAGCTGGACCGATATTGCAGGATATGCAAGACTTGTTGAATTACACTTAAAGAAAGAAGAAAATGCCTAAAGTAACTAAAGATCAAATGCCTCATTTACAAAAGATGCACACCGAATTAAAGTTCGGTAAACAACCTGGACCATTGCAATTTGTAAACCAACTTACTGCAATTGATGTCAAGATTGTGCATGCACCAACAGTTGCAGAGCTTCGTAAAACGATCTCTGTATTCTTAATGAATACATGGAATGATAAGATTCAGTGGACTTTTCCTGAAGAAGACATAGATCAGACCATTGACGAATTGTTTCGTTATGAATTACTACCCACTGCGATGGAAACGATCAATCTGACGTGGTCCGTAAATGGTATGGATATGATCGATACAACACATCTGATACGTCATCGCTTGTTTAGCTTTGCGGCACAAGTACATGGTGATCGTGATATGAGAGATGATAGAGTAATGGTAAAACCCTCTATTATGGCTAACCCTGAATTTTTTGATAGATACAGAAAGATAACTCAAGATGCTAGACAACTTTATATCGATATGCTTGATAGTGGCACTGTGCATGGTCTCGATACCCGTACTATTATGCC